ACGGGTCTACAATCTCAAACACCTTTGCATCTAATGCACTACACTTTACTGGAGGACCAATGGACATAGCAAATATGCGATTTGAGTCTTATGCTGGCAAACACGCTATCTTGATTGACACTGTTGGAACTTATAAGTTAACTGACGTGTTCTTCGATCAAAGCGGTACTGCTGACATAGAAACCACTCATACCACTGGTACGGTAACGATAGACTTAGCAGGAACGACAACAACCCCTACGTTCACTAACACAGGTGGTGGAACTGTTGTACTGAACTTCCCTAACCGTATTCTTACGCTAAACGGTATTGTTGCAGGCTCTAGGATACTCGTGACAGACACAACAAATACTGTTGTACTCTTTAATGAGGTTCCATCGACAAGCCCCTTTGTAGGTTCTATAGCATCTCAAGGAACTGACGTAGACTTGTCTATACGAGTTCGTAATGGTGCTGTTCCTTATAAGACCTTTGATACAACAGCCACTTTGACTTCTGCTGGTGTAGGAATAAACGTAAGTCAAGTCTCAGACGTATAAGGAGTGCAGAATGGCTACTACTATAGACTTTTCAACTAAGATCATCTCTGTACCACGCGCTGACATGACACTTATACAGGCCACACCTACTGAGATACGACAGTTAAGCATCGACCAGTTCCGCTTAGACCTCAAGGCTATCTTAGCCACTATTGTTGGGATACCTAACCCTGACACACACATCCGTAACCCCTCAGTGACGGTTGGTGGTGTTGTTTTGGCTAGTGTTATTGAGATGGTTAATGGCTACACAGTTACCTTTGAAGATGGTCAGTATGCGGTTAACTTGGCTGGTGCTAACTCAAACATTGCAGACGTAGTTAACGTGAACCAAGTTTCTGTACGTTCCGCTAACTCTGCTGGTCTACAAGACCTATCAACGCTTCTTACTGCTGCATACCAAGGACAAGTGGTATTTTCCACCTCTGGTCAAGCAGGTACAGCTATCCCAGTAGGTACTCGTGCTACTCCAGTAGATAACTTCCCTGATGCAATTACTATATCTAACAAGCTAGGTATTCGCCGTATCCAACTTGCTACATCCGCTACGCTACTATCAGGCGCTAATGCTCAGGGTAAGGTTTTCGCGGGGGATAACGCAACAGTTGACACCCTACAGCTTAGAACAGGTGCTGACGTAACCGACTGTGGCTTTGAGAACCTTACGGTTTCAGGAATCCTTGATGGCAACAACATCTTTAAGAATTGTACCGTAAGTAACGTAAGCTACGTCAACGGTATTCTACAAGAGTGTTCATTAACAGGGACTATTTCCGTTGATGGTACTGCACAAGCTAACATTATCAATTGTTGGTCAGGAACTGCTGGTATAGCGGACGATCAGCTAGTTACGATTGACATGGGCGGTGCAGGGAACTCTCTGGCCCTACGTAATTACTCTGGTGGCCTAAAGCTAACTAACTACAGTGGTGGTGGTGCTATCACGTTAGACTTCTCTTCTGGTCGTGTCGTAATAGATGCAACATGTACGGGCGGTGAGATAGGTATTCGTGGCATCTCCGAAGTAACTGACAATAGTGCTGCTGGTTGCACTGTCTTAGATGAGACAGTTAATTCTTCGCTAGAAATCATAAATAACGGCGTTAAGAATGCTTCTCTCCTAATCCCACACACACAAGGGTTAAACTAATGGCTGAGTATCAAGGTAAACAAGTCTATTCTAGATCGTTCTATACATACAGGAAAATAAACAATGGCAACTCTAAATGATCGCGTATTTGACAATGGTCTTACCATTCTTGATACGGAAGCTAACAAAATAGTTATTACCTCTCAGGAGGCTACAACATACACCGAAGCTAATTCGACCTACGCTCTGGGGAATAGCACTTCTCTTTCTATCGCAGCCCCTAGTAACCGTGGCGCTGGTGGACGTGAAGTAGTTGTGTCAGCTATCACAGACGGTTCTGTTACTGGTACAGGCACAGCCACTCACTATGCAATTATCGACACAACGAACACCCGCCTCCTTGCTACTAGTACACTTACGGCGTCTCAGTCTGTCACATCAGGCAACACGTTCACGTTGTCTTCCGTATCTATCGGCATCCCTGATCCAGCTTAAGGTATAAATAATGGTAACTCTCGTAAACAGAGCTAAAGTAGCTACCGCCACAACTGGAACAGGTACAATCACGCTTGGCTCTGCTGAGAGTGGTTACCAAACATTTGCTGACGCTGGAGTGGTTGACACCAATGTTGTTCGTTATGTCATTGAAGATGGAACAACTTGGGAGATTGGTTCAGGCACCTACACGGCGTCGGGTACTACCCTTTCTCGCACGTTGGACGAAAGCTCCACAGGCGCTCTACTGAGCCTCACAGGCGCTGCCGTGGTCTTTGTATCTGCAACGGCGGAGGATCTTGCGGCGGGTGGTGGTGCATATGAGCTGCTTTCAACGGCAACAGTATCAACAGCGTTGACGGAAGTCGTGGTGGCTCTTTCAGGGACATACCAAGAATATCTTGTTGTAGTTCAGAGTTGGCTGACTGACGGGACTAACGGCGGCAACGATATTATGCTTAGGGCAGGCACAGACGCCTCGACTTTTGCCTCTGGGGCGTCAGATTACACGTACGCCATGCGATACACTCGCATTGGTTCGAGTGGCGCTGCGGACGGTTCAAACACAGCCGCCGCTAAGAACTTTATAAAGTTGAGTAATTACGCGATAGACGGGACCGTTGCGCAGGGTGGGCTTTATGCAAATATTGGAATTTCCAATGCTCATTCGACCACCTTTCCAACAGTATTTAAGTGGGATCTATTTCACGGCTCAGAGTCTGGCGGGACTAACGCAATCAACAATGTTAATGGAGCGGCGTTACTACTAACTACAATAAGTGACACCACTCATTTAAGGTTTTCCTTTGCGGGAGGGGGAACGGCAAACGAGTTTTCTTCTGGGGTCTTTAAAGTCTATGGAGTGTCATAATGTCTAGAAAAATGGTAAATGGTGTTGTGCTGAGCCTTACTGAAAATGATCTTTCACAGAAACGCGCTGATGATGCTGGTGTGAATGATCGAATGTGTGCATCAGTTCGCAATCAACGCACCCGCCTATTGACTGACACAGACTGGCAAGCCTTGAGCGACAACACCATGACGCCAGCTCGGGCATCGTATCGTCAGGCACTTCGTGATATAACGGATCAAGACGGCTTCCCTTCTGATGTCGTGTGGCCCACCAAACCGTAGGAGTAGTACATGCTAGGTTTTAGCCCTCTCGCCTCTGCCGCACTTGCGGATGATGGGGTTACTGCCGACGTAATTTACCTGTTGAATGGCGATGGTATTACTACTGGTGAACCTTCTGTTAGTAGCTCAAGTGTATCTCAAGATAGTGATCTTACGCTTCTAGGTATTACTACTGGTGAACCTTCTGTTAGTAGCTCAAGTGTATCTCAAGATAGTGATCTTACGCTTCTAGGTATTACTACTGGTGAACCTTCTGTTAGTAGCTCAAGTGTATCTCAAGATAGTGATCTTACGCTTCTAGGTATTACTACTGGTCAGCCTAATATTCCGTCGGTAACGATGTCGGAAGATGAGACATTTAACGCAGCACCTATTTCTACTGGTAACCCCACTGTTACCTCTTCAAGTGTAGCTCAAGACCAAGTGTTGTCAATCAACGGTGTTACATCTGGTCAGCCTATAGTTGGGCAAGAGACTGTTGGCCAAATACACGAGATTAACGCAGCTAATATTAATACTGAACCAGCTACTGTATCTGTAGCTACTTTTGACGAAATACACGTTATTTCCACTGACGGGATAACAACTGGCCAACCTTTCGTGTCAGAAATCTCGATGTCCGAAGACGAAACTTTTGCTGGCGACGATATTACGACATCCGATCCTGTTGTAGATGCTGCGACTTTAATACAGGCGTACATTATTGTTGGCGTAGGTATTACAACTGGTTTCCCCGTAGTTGGTCAGGTTGCTATTAATGCTTCTGGTAGGCGAGTTGTTTCAGTCACGTCTAATTCAGATAACACGGCTACACTAGCCGAAGCATACAACACAGCCGATGTTAACAGTACAACTAACACAGCTACACTTAATAATAACCAAAACAGGGCAGCGTAATGGCATTTATAATCAAACAGAATGATACCTCCCCCTCCCTTGAGGCTACACTATCAGATGCTAACCTTGTCCCAGTAGATATTACTGCTGCCACTGTAATGCTTCATATGAAGGCTGTTGGAGGTGATGTTGTTTTGGACGAGCAGATGACAATTACTGATGCTGATGGTGGGGTAGTACAGTACGATTGGCAAACAGGTGACACGGATACAGTAGGTACATACTACGTAGAGTTTGAAGTTACTTACGCAGATGGCTCTATTGAAACCTTTCCTAATAACAGTAGTCTGCCTTTGGTTATTACAAGGGAGTTAAACTAATGGAAGGAAAAACATCTGTGAGTGATATGACAAAAAATATCGAAGGTAAAATCCTCAAGACTGATGATGAGCAACGTATGGTATACGGGTGGGCGTCAGTCATTACTGAGAACGGTGAGCCAGTAGTAGATCGTCAAGATGACATGATCGAAGCTGACACTCTGGTTAAAGCAGTAAACGAATTTATGGAGCATGTGCGGGTCGGCAAGGCTATGCACGTTGGGGAGCAAGTTGGAACAGTAGTTCACTCCCTCCCAATCACTAAGGAAATTGGTGATTCTCTCGGTATCCAATCTGACCGTGAAGGATGGGTCGTCGCGTACAAAGTATTCGATGATGATGTCTGGGCTATGGTTAAGAGTGGTGAACTAGCGGCATTTTCCATTGGTGGAAAAGCTATCAAAGAGGAGATATAACTTGCCCAATCTCTTAAAAAAGTTACAGCTTACAGAGCTTTCTCTCGTAGATCGCCCCGCCAATGCTCAGGCAATGGTATCCCTCTTTAAGCGTGACACTTCCGAAGAGGAACTTACTAAAATGACAGATGAAATGGAAGCCAAAATCAAGGCGTACATGGATAAGAAAGGCGTTGATCGTGACGTAGCTATGAAAGCTATGGACATGTACAAAGCTGATGAAGCTGATGTAGATAAAGCTGAGGAAGCTCTAGAGGTAAGCCCTCTTGAAGCCGAAGTCACTGCACTTAAAGCTGACAACGAGATGCTCCGCAAGGGCCTGATCGACAATGGTTACGTTATTTCCGCTGAGGCTATCGAAAAGAAAGCCGAAGTAGAGATGATGGATATTGAAGGTGAGATGGTCGTTAAGTCGGACATTCCAGCCCCAGTATTGAAAGCCCTTGAAGCGGCTGCTGCTGAGAAAGCCACACACGCTATCGAAAAAGCTGACATCGAACTAACTAAACGTGCTGGTGATACACTCCCACACTTTGACGTTGATGTCGCTAAGTCTCTCGTAAGTAAATTCTACGAAGACGAAAAGATTATGGAAGCCTTGAAAGCTGCTGACGCTGCCTTTGAAGCCTCTATGCAAGAATTTGGTAAGTCCGATGTAGACGGTGATTTCACTTCACCTACTGACAAACTAGATGCTCTCGTAAAGTCCTACATGGACGACAACCAACTTAAGAAAAGTGACTTTGCCAAGGCTTACGCTGCTGTAGCGAAGACCGACGAAGGTAAATCACTAATTAACAAATCCTATAAAGGGGAATAAGAATGTCTTTCACACAATCCCGTGACAACCGTACCGTAATTGCTGCTGCTGACCTAAGCGCCAACCAATTCGCAATGGTTAAGTATGACGCAAATGCACAAGCTGTAATCTGTGGCGCTGGTGAAGCTCCATTGGGCGTACTTACCGTACCAGCAAAGCTCAACAATGCTGCGACTGTAACAGTCTCTGGCATCGTAATGGTAGAAGTCGGTACTGGTGCTATCACTTTGGGTGCCAATGCTGCAACCAACGCATCAGGCCACGTTATCGCCGCTGCAACAAATGATGTTATTGTCGGAACCGCTCTTGAAGCTGGAGCCGCTGGTACAATCATCGCAATGGAAATCTCCCTTGCTAACAATATCTCAGCGTAATAGCTAGAACTAAGGAAATATAATATGCCACTATTGACCCCATCTCAGGTCCACTTGGACGCACCATTGTCAAACTTGACATTGGCCTACGTACAATCACAAGAAGTCTTTATTGCTGACAAAGTATTCCCAGTTGTAGGTGTACCAAAGCAGTCCGACAAATACTACTTGTATGATCGTGCAAACGCTAACCGTTCTGGTGACGTTAAGAAACTAGCGCCACGTACAGAAGTCACACGTATCGGCCAGAAGCTGTCTAACGATGCTTACTTTGCTGACGTTTATGGCATCGGCATGGACTTCGATGAGCAAACATTGTCTAACGAAGATGACATGTTGAACATCCGTTCCGCTGGCGCACAGACACTTGTTAACCGTATGATGATCCATCGTGAAGCACAGTTCGCAAGCACATTCTTCGTAGACGGTGTATGGACAACAAGCGTAACTGGTGCAACTAACGCATCTGGTAACCAGCCTGTCCTCTGGAGCGACTATACTAACTCCACACCAATCGCTAACGTAACTCTTGCAGCACGTACTATGCAGCTTACATCTGGCGGCTTCAAGCCAAACACAATGGTTGTCGGCAAAGGTGTTCGTGACATCTTGGTCAACCACCCAGACATCTTGGCTCGTTTGAACGGTGGTTCTACCATCAACAACCCAGCATTGATCGTAGATGCTAAGTTGGCTGAAATCTTTGGCGTAGAGAACTTCTTCGTCATGGAAGCTGTAGAGAACACAGCAGCAGACGGTGCAACAGAAGTATCTGCTTTCATCGGTGGCAACAACGCATTGTTGTGCTACACACCATCAAGTGCAGGTTTGATGTCCCCAGCAGCAGGTCTGACCTTTGCTTGGAACAACGTCGAAGGCGCAAACAACTTGGGTGTTACTGTTGAATCATTCTCTGATGATGCACTAAAGCGCCAGCAGGTTGCAGAGCATATCCAAGTTAAGATGGCATACGACATGAAGCTCGTAGGCGCAGACTTGGGTTACTTCTTCAACGCAATTATTGCCTAATAGGTAGCGTTTACACTAATGGGGTGTCCAGAGAAATCTGGGCATCACCCAATTATAAAATATAATAGTAGAATTAAGGAAATACAATGCACCCCACATATCTAGGATTCCAAGTAGATTGGCCCGTCTTTATTAAGCAAGGCTTTACAGGCAACGGCAAGATTTGGAAACAAGGCGATCACTTTAATTGGCTAGAGCTAGGCGTTGACCCAGCTAAGGTAGCCCTGATGTATGATTACGGTAATCTATACCATAACGTAGAATTAGAAGTGCAGAATAAAGTAGGCGATAGACTATCTGAGATGGCTGGTCCACAACTGGCAACTCTAGTTACCCTACTTAATGTTGAGGTAAAGTCTCGTACCTCCAGTACCACTGAGTTCGACAAGAAGAAATGTAAGAAGTCCACTCTTGACGATAAACAACGAGGTCTTATCCGCAGGTTCTTAAACAATAGTGCTTGGGTTATGGATCACTTCTACCATGTACGAGATGGTATTCTCGCAGAATAATAACAACGGAGACGACTTATATGGCTTGGTCTTATGATCCCACAGACTTAAACACCACCACGGCTTCTGGTCGTCTCAACACAGTCAGGCTTCTAGTTGGCGACACTATCACACTAGACCAACAGTTACAGAACGAAGAGGTTAGCTTCTCCCTAACTGAGAATGGTAACAATGTGTACTACGCTGGAGCTTGGTCTGCTCGTGCTATTGCCTCAAAGTATTCTCGTAAGGTCAACACAGAACTGTCAGGCTCTCTTAAGGCTGACTACAGTGACCTTGCCAAGCAGTACAATACTCTAGCAGACAGCTTAGACTACCAAGGCAAGACTTCTGGCGCTGCTATAGGCGTACTAGCTGGAGGCATCACAGTGGCTCGTACAGAGGCTGTCAGGGCTAATACAGACCGTGTTAAGCCAGCCTTCCGTAAAGGCCAGTTTAATAACCCAGCAAGCTACGTACCAGAAACTTAAGGAGTAGTATATGTCGTTTCGCGCCTATGACCTCCTGAGCTTAGTACAAGACTTTGGGGAAGCTCTAATCCTTCGTCAGATTACAACTGACGGTACATACAATCCTGCTACAGGTTCTGTCGCTGGTTCTTCTTCAACTGATACCGCCTTCACTGGCTACATGTATGACTACACTACCCTGAACCCAAGCGAAGTCATTCGTGGTAAACGTAAGTGCGTTATTCCCTCGTTGGGTCTTACCCCTGAGCCTGAGCCAGATGATATTGTCTTAGGTAATGGCGACACAGTAAAGATCAGCAGGGTAGTTACAATATGGTCTGCTGGTACTGCTGTGTGCTACCTCTGTGACGTGGAGGAGTAACATGAGGGAAACTAAAATTGGTATTAACGCTTCCTTTAACAAGAAGATTAAGTCCGTAGAGGATAAAGTCGATATGTTTCTTAAAGATCAGCTAACTGATATAGCTAGAACTGCGGTAGACTTATCCCCAGTTGATACAGGTGCTTATGTCACATCATTCTCTTACACGGTGGGCGCTGGTCGTCCAAGGGGTAAATCTTCTGCTAATAAGCCTAAGTATCAAAACAAGCAGAGTAAGAGAGACGAAGGCTTTAGTAACCTCATGCAAGATTTATCTAGGGCGAAAGACTTAGAGGGTGTAAGCGAGGTTGAGCTTAGAAATCGTTCTCCTCACGCAGACGATGTAGAAAACGGTACAAACTGGAGTAAAACTCAAGGTTACTTCGTCTTTGCTCAAATAAGGAATATGTATGGCTAACAATATCTATAACACTATACGTGCTGCCCTAGAGACGCGCCTTACAAACACTCTTGCTGGCACAGACATAGCTTACGAGAACGTAGCCTTTAGTCCTACTACAGGTACTCTCTTCGTC